CTTTGAAAGCGGGGTTATTAAGTGAATGAGAAAGATATAAAACAATTATCTATAAACTACAAAACGACTTTTGGATCAGAGAGCGGAGAGTTAGTGCTTAAAGATCTTAAAAAGAGATGCAGTTTTGAAACTACAACCTTTGTACAAGGAGATAGTCACGATACTGCATTTAGAGAGGGACAAAGAGCAGTTGTCTTATTTATAAATAACATGCTCAACAAAAAGGAGAAATAACAATGTCGAGTGAAAATCAAGAGGTAGCAGCAACGGAGCAAGCTCCTACGCTGTCTGGAGATACGAATACTCCAACACAAAATACTGATTGGAAAGCTAGTCTTTCTGATGAGATAAGAAACGAAAAATCTTTAGAGAACATTTCTGATATAGAAAGTTTAGCTAAAAGTTTTGTTCATGCGCAAAAATTAGTAGGTGCAGATAAAATTCCAGTACCTAATAAATTTGCAACAGATGAAGATTGGAATAAAGTTTATGAAAAACTTGGAAGACCAAAGTCTGCTGATGAATATAAATTTAATTTACCAGAAGATAAAACTGTCGATGAGGCAGCATTAAAAGGTTTTGCAGATCAAGCTCATAAGTTAGGTTTATTACCTGGACAAGCTGACGGAGTTGTAAAATTTTATAATGATATGATCGGAGCTGAGCTGTCTAATGCAAATAGTATTGCAACAGCAGCAAGAGAAAAGGCTACTACTGAATTAAAAACAGAGTGGGGTCAAGCATACGATCAAAAAATAGCAGCTGCAAATAATGTAGTTAGATCTGTTTTACCAGATGGGTTCATGAGTATGAACATGGAAGATGGAACTAAACTTGGAGATAATCCAGTTGTTATAAAAGCATTTGCAATGTTGGCTGAAAAGATGGGAGAAGATAAAATTGTTTCATCTGATGGACCAATGATGATGACACCTAAAGCGTTAGACAAAGAAATAAATAGTTTAACAGCTCCAGGTTCAGCTTATTGGGATAAAAACCATCCAGCACATAAAGACGCTGTTGCAGAAGTTTTAGCTTTACGGGAACAAAAATCATCTGTATAGCTGAAATATTGGGATAATCATTTAGACCCCGATTGACACCAGGAATAGCCTGGGATCCATGAGATCTAAAACCCAGGAGCGACCCGCAAGGATAATCATCCGTTTTAACATAAACAACAACACTAACAATAGAGGGAGACAAATATGTCAACTCAAATAACAGACGCATTCGTTGAACAATATTCATCGAATGTAAGCATGCTTTCTCAACAAATGGGAAGTAAGCTAAGAGGTGCTGTGGATGTTGAAACTGTAAGAGGAAAAAATGCGTTCTTCGATCAAATCGGAGCAACTGCAGCTGTGGCTAGAACAACTAGACACGGAGACACTCCTAGAGTTAATACTCCGCACAGTAGAAGACGGGTTAGCCTTTCAGATTTTGAATGGGCTGATTTAATAGATGATCTTGACAAGGTAAGAATGCTTGTAGATCCAACTAGTAATTACGCTAAAGCAGCTGCTGCTGCCATGAATAGAACAATCGATGATCAAATCATCGCTGCTCTTGGTGGCTCTGCAGATACTGGCGTTGCTGGTGGCTCTGCGGTTGCATTACCATCAACATCTAAATTTGCTACTACACAACAAGCAGACGGATTAACAATTGCTAAGTTATTAGAAACTAAGTTTTTCTTTGACAATGGCGATGTAGATCCATCTTTAAAAAGATACTTTGTGTGCGGACCAAAACAGATCCAAGATCTATTAGCGACTACAGAAATAAAATCTTCTGATTTCAATACTGTAAAAGCTCTAGCTCAAGGAGACATCAACTCGTTTTTAGGTTTCGAATTCATCATGTCAACTAGACTTGCTTTTGACGGAACTAACGCAGACGATAGATTATGTTTTGGTTTTACTCAAGATGCGGTCAAATTAGCGATCGGTTCTGATGTAAAAGCTAAAATCACAGAGAGAGATGATAAATCTTACGCAACTCAAGTGTACTACTCTATGGCTCTTGGAGCTACTAGAATGCAAGAAACACATGTGTTTCAAGTACCTTGTGATGAGTAATAATCACTAATGATCGGAGGCGGGCAACCGCCTCCATCTTAATCAACAACAATAGGAGAAACCTTATGCCAATGGGAAAAGGTACATACGGGTCTAAAAGAGGCAGACCAAGCAACAAGCTAAAAGGTGGTCAAAAAAGATTACCAGCAGCTTTAAAAGCAAAAATAATCAAAAGTAAAAAGAGGAAATAACAATGGCTAAAAGAGGCTTATACGCAAACATAAATGCTAGAAAAAGAGCTGGTACTTCAAGACCAAAATCTAAAAGTACAATTACAAAAAAAGCATATAAAAATATGAAAGCTGGATTTCCAAAAAAGAAAAGGAGAGCATAACAAATGGCTAGTGTCGTTCAAATCTGTAATTCTGCACTTAATCAGTTAGGAGCTGCAAGTATTACTTCACTTACTGATAATTCTAAAAACGCAAGACTTTGCAATGAGCGATATGCTACTGTTAGAGATGCAGTATTTCGATGCCATCCTTGGAACTCATTAATCAAGAGACAACAATTGGCTCAAGATACTGCAACTCCAGCTTATGGATTTAGTTTTCAATTTACCCTACCAAGTGATTGCCTAAGATTATTATCAATAGATGCTTACAATGCAGATCACAAAGTAGAGGGAAGAAAAGTTTTATGCAATGAAAGTGCATTAAAAATAATTTATTGTTCTCAAATAACAGATCCAAACGAAATGGATATATTATTAAGAGAAACAATATCAGCAGCTCTAGCTGCAGATATAGCTTATGCAATTACAGCTAATCTCCAGGTAGGAAAACTGATGCAAGAAAAATACGAATACAAACTATCACTTGCTAAACACGCAGACGCTAGCGAGGGATACAATGTAGATCCTAACAATGGACAAGTAGATCAAATCTTAACAGAAGATTTTTTAACAAGTAGATATTAATATGGGAAAACAGTTATTATCAATCCCTAGCTTTACAGCGGGGGAGATGAGCGACAGCATGCAAGGTCGTACAGATTTTGCGAAATACTTTTCAGCGGCTAGCCGTCTTGAGAATTTTGTTGTTCTACCTCATGGACCAATAACTAGAAGACCAGGAACCTATTTTGTATCAGAAGTTAAAACAAGCGCAAACAAAACAAGATTGATACCATTTACATTTTCTACAGAACAAACTTATATTTTAGAATTTGGCAATCAGTACATCAGATTTTATAAAGATAATGGTCAAATAACATCTGGTGGATCTGCTTATGAAATTTCATCTCCATATACAACAGCACAATTATTTGATTTAAAATTTGCGCAGAGTGCTGACATCATGTACTTAACTCACGAAAGCCATCCACCTAAAAAATTATCAAGAACTGGTCACACATCCTGGAGTTTAGATAATGTTGATTTTACTGATGGACCCTACCTAGATCCAAACACTTCAACAACTACTGTCACACCTAGTGGAACTTCTGGAAATATAACTATCACAGCGAGCAGCTCTATTTTTGTTTCAACTGATGTAGATAGATTTATTAATTTTTCTAACGGCAATGCAAAGATAACTGCATTTAGCTCTGGTACTTCTGTTAGTGCAACAGTAAATAAAAATTTTGATAATACTAACGCTGTTGAAAATTGGAAGTTAGGAGCTTTCTCTACGACAACTGGTTTTCCTAGATGTGTTTCTTTCTTTGAACAAAGATTAGTTTTTGCTGGTACATCAACACAACCACAAACAATGTTTTTTTCTAAATCTGGAGATTATGAAAATATGACGGGTGGTACAAATGATGATGATGCTATGGTTTATACAATTGCATCAAATCAAGTTAATGCCATCCAGGCTATGAAAGCTACAAGAACTTTAATTGTAATGACAACGGGTGGAGAGTATGCAGTATCTTCTGGAGCATCTCAAGATGCAATTACTCCAACAAATATAAATATTAGAAAACAATCAAACTATGGATCTGCTGGAGTAGATGCTTTGTCAATTGGAAACGCAACAATATTTTTACAAAGAGCAAAAAGAAAAATTAGAGAGCTAGCTTACAATTTTGATACAGATGGTTATACAGCTCCAGACTTAACTATACTTGCTGATCATGTTTCAGTTGGTGGATTTACTGACATGGCATATCAACAAGAACCATACTCTATTGTCTGGGCAGTAAGAGCTGATGGTCAATTAGCTGGTTTAACTTATAATAGATTAGAGAATGTTGTAGCCTGGCACAGACATATATTCGGTGGTAAATCAGATACTGGTAAAACTGTTAAGCAACAAAAAATTTCTTTTACAGCAAACTCTACAACTGTCTCAACAACTAACAACACAATAACTTTAACTGGTCATGGTTTATCTACTGGAGATCAAGTTTATTATTACGCTGCATCTAATGTTATTGGCGGGTTATCTAATTCAAAAGTTTATTATGCAATAGTTGTTGATGCTAATACAATTAAACTTGCAACATCTACATCTAATGCTACTGGCGGTACAGCTATCTCATTAACATCAGCTCCTGGATCTGATACATCACAATTTATTTATCAAGGTGTAAATATAAATAATAATATTTTATTTATATCTGGTCATGGATTTAAAACTGGAGAACATGTTTTTTATGAAAACTCAGGTACTACTATTTCTGGTCTTGCTAAAAATACAAAATACTTTGTAGAAAAAATTGATGATAATCAAATACAATTATATAGTGATGAGCTTAGAGGATCTGTAGTTAATTTAACATCTGCACATAGCTCAGAACAAACAGATAAAATTTTAACTCATGCTAAAGTAGAAAGCGTTGCAACAATAGATGGCGATAGCGATGAGGATCAAGTCTATGTAGTCATTAATAGATACATCAACGGATCAACAAAAAGATTTGTTGAATATTTTACACCATTTGAATTTAATAAAGATCTTACAGCATTTCATTATTTAGATAGTGGATTAACTTATTCGGGTGGAGAAACTTCTACCTTATCTGGACTAACTCATTTAGAGGGAGAAGTGGTACATATAATCGGAGAGGGATCTGTACAAAATTCAAAAACAGTTTCATCGGGAAGTATAAATTTAGATGTAGCTATTGAAGAGGCACAAGTAGGATTATTATATTCTTCTGACTTACAAACTATGAGATTAGATGAGGGATATACAGAAACTACACAAACTAAAACAGTTAGAGTTTTTGATTTATCTGTAAGATTTCAAGATACTGTTGGAGCTAGTGTTGGACCAACACCAGATAATCTAACTAATATTGATTTTAGAGATAGTGGCGCAAGTATGGATTTACCCGTGCCATTATTTACTGGAGATAAACAAATTGAATTTGATGCTGGACACGGAGTTGAGGGATTAATTTATGTAAAACAACCCCAGGCTCTACCAATGACTATCTTAGGTATATATCCTAGATTGGAGACAGAGAGTGTCTAAGGTTGTTATTGTACCATTTGAAAATAAACACGCTGAACAAATTTTAGAAACTGGTTTAAATAGTAAATTATTAGAACTGAAACCAGAACATAAAAAATATGCTTACTACTTAAAAGAAGTTGGTATGTCGTTCACGGGTTTAGTTAATGACAAACCCATAGCGGCTGGAGGTGTATTTACACTTTGGGATGGCGTTGCTGAGGGGTGGGTCTTAGCTACAAAAGATATTTATAAGTATCCAATTTTTTGCGCAAAGCATATAAAGAATAGAACTGAGATGCTTATAAAAAATAATAAAATAAAACGATTACAAACAAGTGTCAAAGCAGATTGTGAAATGGCAATCCGATTTGCTAAATGGCTAGGTCTAAATCCAGAGGGAGTGATGCAAAAGTATGGTCCCGATGGTGCAGACTTTATTAGATTTGCGAGGATAGAAAAATGAGTTTTTTTGGAGATATATTTGCGGGAAAAGCACAACAAGAGGGTGCTAATTTTAATGCTAAAATTTTAGAGCGTAATGCAAAAATAGATGAGCAAAGAGCTGAACAGATCATGTCTGTTCATAATGATTATTCACTTCCTAAATTTGATAAAACAGTTGAGCAGATCCAGGGTAAAACTACTGTAGCTTATTTAGCTGGTGGTGCTGATTTATCTGGTACTGTTATTGAAACTCTTTATGCTAATGAATTAGAACTACAAACAGACAGAGATATAATGGATTACAATGCTGAGAATGCAAGAGACACAGCATTGAATGAGGCAATACAAAAAAGAGCTGATGCAGATTTATCCAGATGGAGAGGTAAGGTTGCTAAGAAAGCATCTTACTACGCAGCTGGTGCAAGTTTATTAGATCTTGGTTTTAAAATGCAAGGAGCTTAGGAGATAAATATGTCAATTAAATTATACAAATCACAACTTACACCAACTACAGATAACTCTAATGTAATGGACAGAAGACAAATTAGTTTAGCTGAGGCTGGTTCTGTTGGAAAAGCTATGAAAGGTTTTTTAAAATCTGGAGAAAATCTTTACATAAAACACCAACAAATAAAATCTGAAAACGATTTGTTTGAAAAGAAAAAAACTGTGATGAACGGATCAGATAAAGAGCAAGGTTTATCTGCACATAAACTTATTGCATCACAAATGAATGATCCAGACGAGGGTATTAAATATTTTAATAATGAAGTTAAAAAAGTTAAAGACACAACATCAGAATTTAAAGGAATATTTGCAAAAAAATATTTTAATAACTGGTTAAAAAAACAAGAGCTAGAAGATGTTAATGAGATTAGAACTAAGACTACTGCAAATCTAATTGAAAACAATAGATCTCAAAAATTAGATTATATTGAAACATTAAAGAAAAAAATACTTTACACACAAGATGTTAATACAAGAACTGCTGCACAAGATGAATTAAAAGTTTTATTAGAAAGTAAAACATTTA